ACTTTACGGATATCAATTCTAGTCTCATCTTTGAAGAAAGTCTGTGCAGTCAGCCAAGCAAAAGTGACTAATCCCATGACAATATCATCATTATTACCTTCTTCGGCTTTGTAAGTATCTTTGTTTCGGACAAAGGTGTTCAATTCTGCAATCGTGTCAAAATCATTGATAATGAGTTTGTCGTTTTCAATGAGAGTTTTGAGATTGGCACAACCAATCTTTTTGACAGATTTGGTGGTTTTGATACCAAAAGAAACTGATCGCTTGAAGCCAGCAGAAATACTTTGTCCTTTGATGTGGTGATGCTCAATTCTGTAGATATTTCCATATTCAAGATCATAATGTAGAATATCCACAACTTGTTGACCTATGTTATTAGTTTCTATCAAAACATAAGCTTCATTATAACGATTTGCCAGAGCATATATGACAGTAGGCAAGAACAATAAAGGTAACTTATTGTTTCTGTACAGCGCAACTTGTCTGTAAGGTGCTTCTGTAGCGTCAATAACATTGATCGTGTGATAGTCTAAACTTACACCCTCTGAACAGTCTACCGTAGCAATATATATTCTTCCTGGTTTTGGGTCTTCGTAGACAAATAAATGACCATCATCGTCAACTCGGATTGGATCATGGAATGCCAGAGAACGCAGTTTTGCACCAGAAATGAGCGTAGCTGCTGAACCAATAAATTCAGTTTCAAACTCTTGTCGGAACTGTTCTTCTGAAGTGTTTCTGATTGTTTCTTCTCTCCACTTTTCGTCACGACCAGGAACTTGTGACCAATGAACTTCAAGTGTTTTATAGAGTGACCGATTTTCAATGGCATCTGTCCACATTTTGTAGAACAGATTCAGACCATTTGGAGTAGAAACAATAATTACTTTTGACGTTTTACCGGATGAGATAACAGGGTATGTAGAAGTAAAGAAGTCTACAGCCATGTTGTGTGGAACGAACGCAAATTCGTCAAGAAAAATCAGATTGTATGTACCACCACGAACACCAGCTGATGATGTTGCATACGCAAAAATCTTTGAACCATTTTCTAGTTCAATTGATCGTTTGTTCCAGTTGATGATACCTTGTTGCAACCAAGATGGAAGATACTCATAAGCTTTTTGAATCTTGCCTAGAATGTCTTGTGCAAGCTGAAGTTTGTTTGCAAGAATACCAATGACATAATCTTCATTGAATAATGCTGACCAAAGCATATAGCCAACTGTTGTGGTTGTTTTACCAACCTGTCGTGGCATTTTTGCAATACAAAAACGATTTTCATGAAACGTGCGAACCATGTCTTCTTGGAAGTTCCACATTTCAAATGGAACAAGACCACGGTCAACGTTGACAATCTTTACATAGTTACGTATAAAATATACTGGATCTTCAGTACACTTTACAATTTCTTCTAACTGTTCTTTTGTGTAGGATAATTCAACACCGACTTTTTTGAGTCGTGCATTACCAAGATATCCGTCTTCCATTTTTTATCTTGTGAAACTCTTCAGCATCCATCCATGTTTTTGATGAGCGTCTAAAATGTCTTGCAAGAAATTTCCTACTGCTGGTTCATCAGCAACATCAGCAAGTGCAATGCCCGCACGAAGTTCCATGATAAACTTATCGTTATCATTTGCAAGTTCACTCATCATAATAAGCGGTGAAGGAATAGCTACTAAGTCAACAACTTTGGATAACTCCATCATTCTTCCTAAAGTTGTTGGCGTATATGAACCCAATGCACGAATGTGTTCTGCGATTGAATCTGTTTGTTCAAACACTGCTTCATAAAAATTACCTAGAAATCCATGATACTCTGCAAAGTTAGGACCCTCTACGTTCCAGTGAAAATTATGCGCTTTGAAATACAAACCAAAGTTTGTACCAAGAATAACTTTCATTTGCTCTATTAACTGTTCCATCATTTCTCCAATTATTTGTTTGATTTGATCATTTTTACCAACTCAGCAGTAGAGCCAACAAAAACTGCTTTGTCAATATTTACGTTTTGTGTTGATTCTTTAGGCTGCAACTCTCTCCTACGCTTCTGAAGTTCTAATAAGTCTTTGTTCATATCTGCCAAATTCTTCATCATTGTGGCTAAAACCTCATATGCACGTGGTGACTCAGATTGGTTTGCTACAGCAGAAAGTTCAGTCAATGCTTTATTGCCATTATCAATCAATGTTCGCATATTAGTTCTTGCAAACTCAGCATCAGAATCAATCTGATTTGTATTATCTTCTATGACAGCAGGTAATATTTCAACTGATTTTTCTTCAATTGGCTCAACGTCAAATATCTCAGAAAGATTTTTATTTAGTTTTTTCATAGTGTATCAGGCCATCTGATAGTTTGTATATTGTATCCATAATCTTCTTCTGGTGTGGCTGTAGTCGGATCCGGCGTGACAATAATAGAAGCAGCGTTGACCGAGTTTACATCTAGAGAAGATACGTTATAACGAGCGCCAGAATAATCACCTTTCAATACATAACCTGATTCAACGTTTTTGTTTCCGTCTGTAATAACCAAAGTACCAAGAGAATTATTACTGAAATACTCTACCGTACCAAAGAATCCATTTGCTTTATCACGAACAGTTTCGCCTGTTGTAAACACATTATTTCCGTTAGCAAAATCAACATATACTGTCTGATCAATTCTATCGGACAAATCAATAAGAAGATTTGTATTTGCTGTTTTGATGATACCTTGACTTTTGACTGGTGGCCAGATAAAGCTTTTTGCAGTGAATGATAAATCCCAAATGATTAGACGAGTTGTTCCATCTGCATCAACACCTTCATAATCAACAGTTGAAGAAACTGAATTGAGTATAATTGGTACATTATATTTTTGATTCATTGAAGGAATAAAATTCACAACAACTGTAAAGTCTGGTGTAAAAAACGGCAATATTTGTTCAAGTATTTGTGTGCCGTCTTCTATATTTCTAACGTAGATAGACAGACCAAATTCAAAATTATAAGGAACGGGAACGTATTGTGTATTTGTTTGTGTGCTACTTACAGCACTAAAGTTTTTGATTGTTGATATTTGTTTTCGTGATGTATCATATTCCAAACTATCAAGATTGAACGACATTCTTGGAACAAGTGTGTTGATTGTTTTGACTAGATTTGGATCTGATGTCAGTCTTGTCAAATATCGTTCTTTTGAACCATATGATAATGGCACTTTGATTTTTTCTTTTGGCGCACCAGATTGTGTATACCTAACAATTTCAATGTCATTGAAAAGTGTGCCAAAAGTTACGACCATCTTTCGGACGGTACGGTGATAAAATTGTGCGTTACCTAGCATTATGGTTCACCAAAAGGATTTGTTTCGGAGAAGTCAATAATACCATCACTTGCAGCTTCAATCCGAGCGTTGTCAATAATATCTTCAAATGCATTATTCTGTGTAGCAGCATCAGAAACAAGTGTGATTCCCCAACTTGCATTTGATGTGTTACCTTTTACATTGGTAGTTGATACAAAACTACCTTGTGTTCTGTAGATGTCAATATATGTATTTGGCACAAAGTCATAAACTAATGCTTGCGCTGTTGCAGCAGATAGACTTGACCCTTGATATACAATCTCATCATTTACAAACTTACCTGTTCCACCAGAAGTAAGAGAAATACGAGTTCTTGGATAATATGCTTTTACGGCATTATCAATTTCTTCCACGCCTGTCTCAATAATTTCTGAAGAGAATACATATTGTTTTAATTTTAGTGCATATACGTATACATTACCACCACGACCACGACCCAGCGTATAGTACATTGCTTGATTACTTTCATGTTCAACATAAGTAATTTCATACAAACCAGTTAGCATCGGAATGTAAATCAAATCTCCTTCAAGTGGCCGTGTCAGACCATTTACTGTATAACGAAAACGAAGCCTTGAAACTAAAAATGTTATTTCATCACGAATTTCTAAACCAAATTTAGAAATGAAATCACCCTCACCTTCCATACCTGTAACATTTTCAAGATACATTTCAATAGGATGAGCAGTGCGATATTGTTTGAGAACATCTTCACCAAATAGATAATCTACTTCATCTCTTGTTGTTCTTGGTAGATAATAAACATCTAATCCATATATCTTGAGTGCTTCAATAACTAAATCTTCTACCAACAACTGTTCTGGAGTAACAGCATTGCCATTACCCAAACGAGATGGAAAATTATTGAAGTAAAAGTTAGTAGCCAAAGTTTATCCAGTAAATATTTCTGAAGGAAGTGAACCCATTTGATAGATTTCTTCTTCCATCTTTGCTATTTCTTCAGAAGCTTCATCATAAATTTTTTGACCGTTGAGTGTCACGCCACCAGGCATCTGAATGCCCTCAAACTTTTTCATGTTTGTTCCCCACTGCTGTTTGATTTTAGCAGTAGCAAGTTTTTTCAGATAACGATCATTCCATAAATCTACTGTTCCAGACAGTGTGGCTGTAGAATTACTGTGAGTTAGTGTTGGTGGTCCTATCAATGTCAAACTGGTAGGAGATACAATGTTACCAACTTGTTTAGATTCATTTCCAATATTGATAAAATCAAAAGCGACTATTTCTTGATCAAATTTTGTGCCATATCCAGTTATTGTGTTAGATGATGGATCTCCTGATAGTGTTCCTGTAAGGGTTACAGTATCTGGATTCAAAGCACGATAGCATTCTACGATTACAAAATCTCCAGGTTGAACATCACGTGTCCAATCAATATCTAAAAATACTTTATTTTGATGACGATTGAATCTAAACTGAGGAGTTCCTGAAAACAAAAGATTTAGTGTACGCAGATGTTGCATCGTAATCTCATACGACACATATGAAACAGATGTAAAGTCATATAGATCGTGCAAACGTAATTGATAACGCAAATCAAACATATTGATAGATGCATTTGACTGATCAAACGGCATTATGCCAATTACAAATTGAACAGCATCTGGACAATATATCCACTGACGATTGATATCTTCTTGCGTAATTTGATGTTTCATGAATAGCTTTTCAGTGCCATCATAGTGATAGTCACGCCAAAAAGATATTGCATCATCAATCCGATCCTCTACTTGATCATCATCAACGTTGATTTCAAGAACAGGCCATCCTAATCTGCGTAGGCAATAGTCTTTGAATTGTTGTCTTGTGTTTATTTTAGCCATAGTTGTCTATTTATTTTAGTTATCCAAGAGCAATTGCAAGAGCGACTGCGCTATCAAGTGCAGCATTGGCAGCAGCAAATGCGGAATTTGCTTGTACTAATATTCTCATACCATTATCGTAAACTTGATCTGCCCAAACGTTACCTCTTACTCCAACACCACCAACAACAATAACAGTTCCTGTACCATTTGATGTTGAAGGTAATCCCGAAGTGCTGTGACTACGAACATTGAATACTTCGGTTGCTGCATTTGATATTACAAGATTTGCACCAGAAATAACAAGATTTGCTGTTATTGTGCCGCCAGTATTAGAATTAATGGAGTTATTCGCTCTAATAAATGCACCATTGGCGTAAATAGCAGCAGAGTTTGCTACATGACTTGGTGTGTTTGCTGCAATAGCTGTACCGTTAGCAAGAACAAATGCAGCATTTGCTTGAATGAATGCTGAGTTGCCTGTATCGTATGCACCCTGTGTGAATCCAATTACACTTACACCATTAACAGTAAGTGTACCTTTTACGTTTGTTACACCACCAGTATTACCAATATTGATAGTTGTTGCTGCACCACCCATATTGATTGTGGTAGCAGTTGTATTAAATATTAAAATAGATCCTGCTGCGGCAAGTAACGATGACGTTTGTACAGATTGACCAAACACAGCCTTTTGTGTGTATAAAGTATCAGTTGATGGTTGATAATATAGTTGAGTATTACCACCAACAGCAATATTACCTGTAGCAGAATTTGCCAATACGATATAGTGTAAACCGCTGCCAGTTTTTGTTTGCAAGTTTACATAGTTCGCTACATTAGATGTGCCAGCAACGGTACTATTATTAGCAATTGAGTTTGCTAAATCGTATGCAGTATTCGCTTGAATAAATGCAGAGTTGGCATATGAACCAGCAGAGACAGCTTTACTATCTGCAACATTAGCCGCAACAAAAGCACCATTTGCGTAAATTGAAGCCGAGTTTGCCGTTGCAAAAGCAGAGTTTGCATATGAAGATGCAGAGTTTGCTACGTGCGACGGAGTATTAGCGGCAATCGCAGCACCATTTGCAAAGTTGAATGCAGAGTTTGCAACAATAAATGCGCTATTGGCATAAGATGAAGCCGAGTTTGCAACATGACTTGGTGTATTAGCTGCTATACCAGCAGAATTTGCAGTTGCAAAAGCAGAGTTTGCATATTGACCAGTTGTGTTCTGTGCAGAAAATGCAGACTGTGCATGAAGTATTGCTGCATTAGCTTGAATAAATCCAGCATTTGCGTGGAAGAATGCAGCGTTTGCTTGTAAAGTCGCAGCGTTTGCAACAATGAATGATGCATTTGCATAAGAGCCCGCAGAAACAGCTTTATTGTCAGCCGTATTTGCAGCAGTAAATGCAGCATTTGCATGATTGAATGCACCATTAGCTACTGTAAATGCTGAGTTTGCATATGTTGCTGTTGCACCTGCACCAACATCTTCATATGTTGTTCCGTTGTTTGTGTACTTCCACTTTAATTCACTTTCATTCCATAACAAATAAACATTTGCAGAAGATCCGCGATCAACTTCTAAACCAGCGTTGAGTGTTGGTGCTGCTGCTTGATTAATTGCAGCATTGAGTGTGATAATATTATCTGCAATTAGAACAGTTTGTGTATTCGTGTAAACGGTTTGACCAACAATAACAAGATTACCAGTAATTGTAACATCACCAGTAATTTGACCACCTGTGTTTGCATTCAGTGAATTGTTAGCACGTGTAAACGC